AAACTTGTGCGGTTAAAGAGTGCGATGTATATGCATTAGGTTGTAGAGATTGTAGTGGTTGGAAGTAGTAAGAAAACTTCGTTTCCTTTGGATTATAAACGGAGAATATAACAGTAGAAACAATTAACAAAAAAATAAATATAAGAAAGAAGAGGTACAAAACATGGATGGATTTATGATGTTTAAGAAGGCTTTACAGAAGCACTTCGATGAAATGCAGAAAGAGGCAACACATTTATTTGAGGTAAATGTAGATAAGGATGAATTATGGAATACATATCTTGATAGCTTCCCTGCTGGTACAAATGAGATTTTCAGAGAGCGTAGAGAACATGATTGTAGTTGTTGTAGACAGTTTATTAAGAATATTGGTTCTGCTGTCACTATCAATGATAACCAGATTCATACGATTTGGGAACTGAATCTTGGTGATACAACATATCAGCCAGTATGTGATGCACTTGATACTTTCGTAAAAGCTCATACAGTTACAGATATTTATACAACTAAGTTCCCTAAGATTGGTACATATTTTAACTTTGAGGAAATCAATGGAAAGTCTCATCAGTGGGATCACTTCTTCTTAGAGCTTCCAAGCAAGTTCGTAAATAGAAGTAGCCGTTCAAATGAGGAAGTTAAGGGACAGTTCAGAGATACAAGAAACGTATTTAAGCGTTCTCTTGATGAAATTACTATGGATGCACTTGATACAATTCTTGAACTTATCAATTCAAATACACTTTACAAGGGTGAAGAGTGGAAAGGTGTGCTTACAGAGTTCAAGAAGTATAAGAAGGAATATGATAAGCTGACTTCTGATACTGAAAAGGATTTATATGCTTGGGAGAAGTCGGTAACAGCAGGTATGGCTATCGGTAGAATTAGAAATCATTCCATTGGAACACTTCTTATCAATGTAAGTGAGGATATGGATCTTGACACAGCAGTTAAGAAGTATGAGCAGATTGTCGCTCCAAGTAATTATAAGCGTCCAAAGGCTATTTTTACAAAGAAGATGCTTGAGGACGCAAAGAAGACCATTACAGAACTTGGATATATGGATTCATTACAGAGAAGATTTGCTAATCTGAATGATATTACTGTAAATAATGTATTGTTCTCAAATAAGAGTGCTGCAAGAAGAATGATTGGTGCAGATGATATTTTCGGTCAGATGGAGAAGGATGTTGCTGTAAACCCTAAGAAGTTCTCAAAAGTTGAAGAAATTTCAGCACAGGATTTTATTGACAAAGTACTTCCAACTGCAAAGGAGATTGAAGCTTTTGTAGAGAATAAACATGAGAAGAACTTTGTTTCTATGATTGCACCAGTTAATCCAGATGCTAAGACAATGTTTAAGTGGAATAATGGATTATCTTGGGCTTATTCAGGAAATATTACCGACTCTGATATGAAACAGAATGTTAAAGCGGCTGGTGGCAATGTTGATGGTGTTCTTAGATTTTCTATCATGTGGAACGAAGATGGTCATGATAATTACGATCTTGATGCACATTGTATTGAGCCAGATAAGAATGAAATTTTCTTTAGAAATTGTAGAAAGCCAAGTGTTTCAAGAATGGGTGGTCAGTTAGATGTTGATATTGTTCATCCAGATGGAAAGGTTGCAGTAGAGAATATTACTTGGGAAGACCTGTCAAGAATGAAACCAGGTGTTTATAAGTTCTTTGTACACCAGTATTCAGGAAGCGTAAGGCATGGATTTAGAGCTGAGATTGAATTTAATGGAGAAATTTACAAGTTTGATTACGATAAGTCAATGAGAACTGATGAAAAGGTTCAGGTTGCAGAAGTAACACTCGATGAGAATGGAAACTTCTCAATTAAGGAAAAATTAGCAGGAAATTCATCTATTTCAAGCCGTGAGATTTGGGGTGTAAATACAAATCAGTTCGTTCCTGTATCAGTAATCAGTTATAGTCCAAACTATTTTGACGAGCAGGACGGAATTGGTCACAGACATTTATTCTTCTTCCTGAAGGATTGTGTAAACAACGAAAGTCCTAATGGCTATTACAATGAGTTCTTAAAGAGTGACCTTGAAAAGCACAAGAGAGTATTTGAGGCTTTAGGTGCTAAGTGTCATGTAGAAGATACTGATGATCAGCTTTCAGGAATTGGATTCTCTATGACAAAGAGAGCAGATTTAGTTGTTAAGGTTAAGGGTGCAACAGAGCGTGTAATGAAGATTAAGTTTTAATTAGAAAAGGAGATTATTATTATGACAAACAACGAATTATTTATCAATGCAACAAGAGCAAACTATCAGTTCCCATTCAGAGGAATGATTAACGTAATTGATTTGTGGGCGTTATCTCTCACAAATTTGGACTCAGTATTTAAGACACTCAATGCGGAAGCAAAGAAGTCAGAGGAAGAAAGTCTTCTGAATACCAAATCAAAGGAAGATGAGGAGATTTCTAACAAGATTGAAATTGTCAAGTATATTGTTAGTGTGAAGTTGGATGAGAAAAAGAAGAGAGAAGACGCTAAGAAAAATGCTGAGATGAGACAGAGATTGCTTGAAATCAAGGCTAAGAGACAGGATGCGGCACTTGAAAATATGTCTGATGAGGAGCTGGATAAGGCACTTGCAGAATTAAGTGAGTAATTGTTATGGATATACCATATATAGTATTAGAAACGAGTAATATATACTATATATGGTATATATTTTACATTAGAATGAATCGCACATTTCTTGCGGAATTTTTGGAGGTAAAATATGAAATCATATGATAGAATTTGTAGAATTGATATAGATGATATTATAAAAGAATCTCAAGGTGAAGACATTGAATATATTAGAGATGGAGATAGAAGTGCTGATGATCTTGATGTTATATGTGACTTTATGAAAAAAGGATACTTACATGAAATAAGGTGCGAAAAAGGATTTTATCATACAGAAAGAATAGTGATAAAATTTAGTAAAATTAAAAATCAAGAGGAAAGATTATGACATCGCATTGAAGAAAGATGAGCTGTTGTTTTTAGATATGATTACGAATGGAGGATAACTATGAAATCTACAATAAGATTTTTAATATGGCTTATGACATTAAACTTATTAATGAATTTTATTTTTCCCGAACCAGTTGAATTATGGAAATTTTTATTAATAGAGACATGTTTGGGATTTTTATCATTTATTATGGTTGATTGGAAAGAAGACAAGTGAGGTGAGATTATGAAAATTATTGTAGATAAAATGCCAGATGAACCAAAAGAATGCATCTTTTCTGAATGTACAAATCAGTTGCGTGGTAATTATGCATGTAATTTATACCAAGGAAGAGGATGTGAACCTAATAGATGCGATTTTTTAAAGCCAATTACAGATTATCATGCGGTTGAACATATGGGTGATAATATAGCGAGAATGATACCAATAGAATGAGGTGAAATAAATGACGTATAGAGAAGAAAATAAAGACTTATTTACAGTACCAGAAAATTATTATTTAGCACATTGTATTAGTGCAGATTTTGGAATGGGTAAAGGGATTGTAGTTGAATTCAATAAAAGATTTGATATGAAACGAAAATTACAGACAAAATATCCAGATTATCTTAATCAGTATACTCATAAGAGAATTGGTGGTGACTGTCTATTAGAGGGTAGGGTATTAAATCTTATTACAAAAGAGAGATATTTTCACAAACCAACAATTATCACAATGAGACTTGCACTTGAAAAGATGAAACAGATTTGTTTAAAAAATAATATCAAAAAGATTGCAATGCCTGTAATTGGTTGTGGTTTAGATAGGTTGAACTGGAATGATGTCTCAGAACAAATTAAAAATGTTTTTGCAGATACGAATGTTGAGATTTTAGTATGTAAGAGGTGAAAAAGTGAAATTAAAGGATAAAATACGAGATAAATTACGTCTTTGGCTGTTAGAAGATGATTTATTTCAGGTAGAAGCAGCTAAAAAATCATATAAGGATGCAATAGAAAAATGCAAAGAAGCAGAGGAAAGATGTAGATATGCAAATATTCAATTATCTGACGCAACCGTTACATATAAAAATTCTCATAAATTAGTTGATGATTGTCACAAAATGGTGAACTCGATGGTAGACATTGGAACTGATGTTGGTTTTTATTCTGATGATCATTCTTGGGCAGTTGTGTGTATCAAAGGACATCCTGAATATGTGAAGTTTATCCCATTATCACATAGAGATGCACATGAGGTACTTGAGTTTCTAAAACATTTCAAATATTCAGATAGAGTAATTGATTCCCCTTTTGCATTTAAAAATATGATTAATGACCATATTATGGATAATCCATTTGTGAAGTAGAGAATAATCTAATATAGAAGCAATTCTATTCACGGCTGATCAGCCAAATTTTTTATTAATAAATAAGAGAGGCGAAATGAATGAATGTTATAGAAGAAATTTTGGACAAGTATTTTGATGAAGAACACGAATATTATCATCGTTACAGAGAAGATGAAGAAAATTATTATGATGTCGTTGACGAGTTGAAGCAGGAATTAACTAAGAAGAACATTTCTTTTAAGTTGGATGTTACGGACGCATTTGATTCTCCTGGTTATGAGTGTTCTGTTTTATCAATCGCTTATATTAAACCAAATAATAATTGGGGTTCTATCGAACTGGAAACAGTTTTATTAGAAAGTATGTAAAGAATAATCATATATAGAAATTTCTATCTTGGCGATTCAGCCAAATTTTCCAAAAAAAGTAACAAGAAATATTTTTTTCATTATTCTCTGTCAAAATACACTATTTTACAGAGGTTACGTAACCATAATTACCTAGGAGTTACTGCTTAATTCCTTTCTTCTTAATTATTTTGTTGTAAAGTCCTATGGAATTTGCACGTCTGCTAAAACCATAGGAAAAAAATAATTCTCAAGGGCTAAGAGTATTAAGTTTATTTGATGGAATCTCTTGCGGAAGAGTTGCATTAGATAAAGCCAATATTTCGGTCAGTGAGTATAACGCATTTGAAATTGAGGAGAATGCAATCAAAATCAGTAGATATAATTATCCTGAGATCAAAAGATACGGTGACGTATTTTCTACCGACTTCAAGGATTTTAATGGAGTCGATCTATTAATGGGTGGTTCACCTTGCCAGTTCTGGTCGAAAGCCAAGTGTAGCAAAACAGCAAAATTGAAGAGAGAAATTGATACAGAAGGCGAAGGTTGGAAACTTTTTCAGAAATTTGTAGAAGCAAAGAATAACACAAATCCAACATATTTCTTATATGAAAATAACTATGGAATGGCTGATGAGATTCAAGACGCTATTAGTGAGGAATTGGGTGTACAACCAATCATGATTGATAGTCAGTTATTATCAGCTCAGAGAAGAAAACGTTTGTATTGGACGAACATACCAAATATCACACTTCCTGATGATAAAGGATTATTAGTGAAAGATGTTATCTGTGATGATCCAGATTTAGTCAAATACTTTGATGACAGAATCAGGAACACAATGATTAAGTGTGAGAATTACATAAAATATGATCTTGGTGGCAAAGGTCATTATTCGCAGCAGGACAGGCTGTACTTTTTAGATAAGAAAGCTCCAACAGTGCCACGTTGCAGAACAGAAACAAAATTTAATGTTTGGCTTGGTGGAGAAAAATATAAAAAGACATGTCCATTAGAGATTGAACGACTTCAGACACTTCCAGACAATTATACGGAGTTTGGAATGGATGAGAGTGGCAATGTAAAAGCAATGCCTAAGACAAGAAGGTTTGAAGCAATTGGCAACGGATGGACTGTTGATGTTATAGCACATATTTTTAGTTTTATGAAGTTGTAACATAGAATAACATAACAGGAAGGAGTAAGAGGTTTGGTATACCGAAAACGCAGCGTTTACTCCTGATACATAATGATAATAAATAGAGTCTGGCAGATGCCAAATAGTAACACATTTTCAATTAAGCCAATCAAAGAGCTGATTGAGAAATATGCAATAGGTAAAATTGTTGATCCATTTGCAAATAGCAATAAATTAGCGACAGTAACAAATGACCTAGATACACAATATGATACTGATTACCATATGGATGCATTGGATTTCTTAAAGATATTCGATGATAACTCAGTAGATACAGTGTTATATGATCCACCATACTCGCCACGACAGGTAAGCGAATGTTACAAAAATCTTGGACAGACAGTAAATATGCAGACAACACAAGCTTCATATTGGTCTAAACAGAAGGAACAGATAGGAAGAATTGTAAAGAAAAATGGCATTGTAATTACTTGTAGCTGGAATAGTGGTGGCATTGGTAAGAAGTATGGGTTTGAAATTCAGGAAATTTTACTTGTTCCTCATGGTGGTTGGCACAATGATACGATTGTTGTGGTTGAGAAGAAGATTGAGTAGAGAATAACATAATATGAAGTTCGCAGGAAAGCGGAATTTCATGGGTGAAAGGAGGTAAATAAATGCCAATAAAAGAGATTACAGGTGGAGGTTTATTTCTATCTGATGGAACAAAATTTATGGATATACAGGGAATTGAATCTATGGATGTTAGATATGAATTTTCAGATAAAGAAGAACTAAAGGTTGTATTCCATAATAGTTTAAGTGGAAAAATCACATTAGAGAATTGTGAAATAAACGAAAATTTATTCAATCGGTATTTTTGTCCTACATATCAAAATCCATTATTTTCATCTGAACTTCCATTTGCAATTCCAGTGAAATCACATAAGAAAAAGAGAATATTTAAAAAGTGGTTAAAACGCTATGGTGTTAAAGTTGACCATATAACTTTAGATTTTCAAGTTATAACATACGACACTCAAACAAGTGAAGCTGAATGTGAAATGACAAATGAATCAGCAAAGACATATGTTACATTTTATAAGGCAATTCAGTTATACGAATATGCTCTTAAACATGGAATTGATATGTGGTGAAAGGAGAAGTATGAACATGGATAACAAAGATGATAATAATATGTCGGCAGAACAGATGTTGGAAATTTTTATAAAAACAAGACCACATCTTTTTGACCATATTTATAAAGAATGTAATTTGATATATAAATCTGAGTCATTAGAAAAAGACAATGAATCTTATTTATATTTTAACAATGAAGATTTAAACATATCAAAGGCAATTATATATGATTACGGTAACGATCGAGCTAATAAGATGGGACATATATTGATTGCTGCGACTGAAGATTAAGGAGAGAATATGGAAGGAATAACTAGAGATGTAAAAGACGTAAAGCAATCTATTCGTAATGAACTTATTCAGAGAATTAAATATTGTGGACAATATATAGTGGATAATGCTGAGATAATCCTTGGAGAAGAAAAATATATTGCTAATTTATGTTTAACTTGTAACTTTTTTGACAGAAGTGAAGTTCCGTATGTAACTGTCAATAAAGATATAGTTCCAGATGGTTTTATTGAAGAAAGATAAGTTGTGAAGACGATAGGAGAATAAATAAATGATAGTTGGTGTAAAAATATGTGAAGCAAAAGATACAATTAAAAAATACGAAGATCTTGGTTATAGATTTATTAGTGAAAGAAATATAGGTGAAGGATATTTAAAACTTACATTCAGAGATCCAATTGTTCTAAAAGAGAATAATATAACAGATATTCAATTTCATGAAGGTGATTATGTAGAAAATAGTGATGGCAAAATTGGATATATTTCATCCATTTGTCATTGTGATGAGTGTAGGAAGCGTGGATTCTTTGAACCAACTATTAAATATTCCGATGGAACAACAGATTACATTAGCAATTATTCTGTTAAAACTGTTTCGTCTGATTATAAGCAGATTGGAACTCAGAAGTTTTCAACAGAAGATATATTGAAAAATAAAATAGCTGCACTTGAAAAAGAGAATAAAGAATTAAAGGGAAAAGTGAATAATCTTACCCATTTGGTAATGAAAGAACAAAGAAGAGAGGTAACAAAATGAGAGAAACATTAATTGTTATAGACATGCAGAATGATTTTATTGATGGAACACTCGGTACAAAGGAAGCACAGGCAATTGTTCCAAATGTAGCAAAGAAAATTAAGGAGTATAAGGATCGTGGAGATAAAATCATCTTCACTAGAGATACACATGATACAAATTATCTCAATACACCAGAAGGAAAGAAACTTCCAGTAGAACATTGTATCTATGGTACTCATGGTTGGGAAATTGCAGACGGATTAGAAGTAGAGAATTGTTATTATGTTGATAAGCCTACATTTGGATGGACGCATTGGAATGATTTAATTTTTGAAGACGAGATAGAACTTGTTGGACTCTGTACAGACATTTGTGTTGTGTCAAATGCTTTAATCTTAAAAGCAACGTTCCCTAATGCAGATATTACAGTCGATGCAAGTTGCTGTGCAGGTGTTACTCCTGAAACTCATAAAGCTGCATTAGAAACAATGAAGATGTGTCAGATCGAAGTGATTGGAGAGTAGAATATGATTAAAATTAATGGCGACATTGTAACAATCAATAAGTTCCCAGATGGAACACCAAGAGTAAATATTGATACAAACAACATTGAGGAAGACTCTTATGATGGCTCTCCTTGTATTTGGATTGAATGGATTTATGAGAGCAACGATGAGATGTTTTATTTGATGTTAGTAAGGAAGCATCTTGAAAGATTTTTTACTAATGTGGATTATTATTTGTCTCTTCCATATATTCCTAATGCACGAATGGATAGAGTAAAAAATGATGATGAAGTATTCACATTGAAGTATTTTTGCGATTTTATCAATTGGTTAGAATTTTCATCAGTTTATGTTTTGGATGCTCACAGTGATGTTTCTACTGCATTACTTAATAACTGTGTAAAAGAAAATCCAAAAGAGTATGTTGATAAAGCTATTTCAAAGATTGGTATGAGAAATCTTGTACTTTATTTCCCAGATGCAGGTGCAGCTAAGAGATATTCAGATTTATTCCCTGAGTTACCGTATTGTTATGGTGAAAAGAAGAGAGATTGGAAGACTGGTAAAATCCTTGGATTAGACATTAGAACAAATGGTATTGATTTGAAGGATAAAGCTGTGTTAATGATTGATGATATTATCGCATATGGCGGTTCACTTTATTATAGTGCAGAAGAATTGAAGAAACATGGTGTAACTGAGATTTATGCGTATGCCACTCATACAGAGAATTCAATTCTTGATAAAGAAAAAGGAACATTGATCAAGTCTTTGGAGAATAATACAGTGAACAGATTATTTACTACAAACAGTTTGTTTAATGGTAGTCATGAAAAAATTACAGTTATGGAGGTTTAGAATTATGGATAACACAATGGCTTTATTATTATCAGATACTTATAAACAGTGCCATGATCGTATGTATCCGAAGGGATTAACTAAGTTAGTATCGTATTGGGTGCCTCGAAAATCAATGTTAGAGAATCAGAATGAAATGGTTTTCTTTGGATTACAGGCATTTATCAAAGAATATTTAATGGGATATTTTCAGAAAAATTTCTTCGATTTATCGGAAGATGAGATGCTAACTCTTTATACAGATTCGATGGATGTACAGATTGGTAGAGACAACTATGATTTAGACAAAATTGTAGAGCTTCACAGACTTGGTTATCTGCCACTTGAAATTAGAGCTTTACCAGAAGGAACACTTGTACCAATGGGAGTTCCTTGTATTGAAATTACTAATACGGATGACAAGTTTGCATGGCTTGTTCAGTGGATTGAATGTATTCTTCAGGTAGAATTATGGAAACCTTGTTGTCATGCAACTATTGGTCATATGTATCGTGAGATTGCAGATTATTGGTATAACAAGACAACAGACGGATTGCCTGGAAATATGGCTTGCGCAGATTTTGGCATGAGAGGAATGTCTTGTATGGATGAAGCTACAAGATGTTCAGCATCATGGTTACTTTCATTTAATAAGACTTCTACAATTCCAGCAATTAATTATATTGATAGATATTATAATGCCGATTGTAAGAATAATGGTATTGGAATCGGTGCTGTCTCAACTGAGCATTCTGTAATGGGTGCTAATTTCTCAATTGATGGAGATGAGATTACGTTCGTTAAGAGACTTTTAACAGAGTTATATCCAAATACATCATTTAGTATGGTTTCAGATACTTATGATTATTGGAATATGGTAAATAATATTCTTCCACAGTGTAAAGAAGAGATTATGAATCATAATGGAAAGCTCTTGGTTCGTCCTGATAGTGGTGATATTGTAGAGATTTCAGTTAAGACAGTTGAAAGGTTATGGGAGATTTTTGGTGGTTCTGTAAATGGTAAAGGTTATAAGGTATTAAATCCGCATATCGGTATTATTTATGGTGATGGCTGCACACTTTCTAATATAGAAACTATTTGGAAAGAATTAGAAAAGCGTGGTTTCGCAGCTAATAATATTGCTTATGGTGTAGGAGCTTTTTGCTTCACTGCAATCGTTGAAAATGGCAAGATGATTGTTGTTACAAGAGATACTTTTGGTATTGCAATGAAAGCTACATATGGAGTAATTGATGGCAAGAAGTTAATGATTTTCAAAGATCCTAAGACAGATACAAGTCACTTAAAGAAATCTCATAAAGGATGTTGTAGAGTGTACGATGATAACGGTGAATTAAAGTGCCAAGATCAGTTACTTGAAATGAGTGATAACAGTTTACTTACTACTGTATTTAAAGATGGAGAATTAGTAAGAGAAGACACATTTGCGGATATCAGAAACAGAATGTACGGAGGTAAGTAATGATTAAAATAATTGATGGAGACTTGCTTACTTCGAACACTGATATTATTGCACACCAGGTTAATTGCAAAGGTGCTTTTAATTCTGGTGTTGCAAAAGCGATCCGTGATTATGATGTGCAAGTATATAAAGATTATCATAGTTTTTGTTCGATTAATACACCTGAACAATTATTGGGTTCTGTTAGATACTTTCAGTCTAATATTGATGCAAGAATATATGCAAATTTATTTGCACAAAAATCATATGGTTATGACGGAAAACAGTATACAGATATCAATGCTTTAAGAAAATGTTTTGAAAATTTGAAATCATATGCAGTTTTGGAAAATATGAGTATTGCAATGCCATATAAGATTGGATGTGTTCGTGGCGGTGCAAATTGGGAGGAAGTACATCAAATGATAGAGAATATTTTTTATGATTGCAATGTTGAATTATGGAGGCTTGACAAAGGATGATAAATGAATTTAGAGGTAAATATTATTTTTTAAGCAACTTTTATTCTTCTCCTGTTACATATGAAGGACTTACATATTTGAATAATGAAGCCGCTTTTCAATCAGCAAAAACTTTTTCAGATAGAGAATGTTTCACGAATTTAGATCCATCATCTGCAAAGAAACTTGGTAGAAGAGTTCAGCTTCGATCTGATTGGGAAGATGTGAAGTACAACGTTATGTACGAAATTGTAAAAGCAAAATTTACTCAAAATTTAAAGCTCAAAGCAAAGTTACTTGAGACTGATAATCAGCATCTCGAAGAAGGTAATACTTGGGGTGATAAAATTTGGGGAACTGTGAATGGTGTTGGAGAAAACAATTTAGGAAAAATTCTTATGAGAGTTAGAGAGGAGATTAAACATGAGTAATTTTGATGTAAAAAAAGTAACTAATGATTGCGTTCAGTGGATTAAGGATTTCTTCGAGAAGAACGGTAAAGACTGTATGGCGGTTGTGGGTATCTCAGGCGGCAAGGACTCAAGTGTTGTAGCTGCTCTGTGTGTAGAAGCTCTTGGAAAAGATAGAGTAATTGGTGTATTAATGCCACAGGGAGAACAGCCAGATATTGATTATTCTCGAATGCTTGTAGACCATCTTGGAATCGACAGTTGTGTTGTAAATATAGGCAATACAGTTCGCACTTTAAAGCATGAGATTAAACCACAGTTGGGAGATCGTTGGTCAAAACAGACTTCTACAAATCTTCCTGCTCGTATTCGTATGGCTACACTTTATGCAGTATCACAGACAGTAAATGGTCGAGTTGCAAATACGTGTAATCTTTCCGAAGATTGGGTGGGTTACGCCACAAGATATGGTGACGCTGCTGGTGATTTTAGTCCATTATCTCAGCTTACAGTAACAGAGGTTAAAGCTATCGGTCGTGAGTTAGGGCTTCCGTCAGAATTAGTTGATAAGACACCTACCGATGGTCTTTGTGGAAAGACTGATGAAGATAACCTTGGATTTACTTATGCTGAATTAGATGCATATATCAGAGATGGAATTGAGCCAAGTGAGGAAGTAAAAGCTAAGATTGATTCAATGCATGAGAAAAATCTGTTTAAATTACAGCCAATGCCAAGTTTTGTGTATCAGGCGTAAATGAGATACTATATATAGTGTTTATAGAAAATATAGACACTATATATAGTAATATTTTTGCCAAGAAACATAGATTTCCTTTGGAGAATAAAATAATAGGAGGTGCAGCCTATGAGGAATATTCAGATAAATGATAAAGTGATAATAAAAAGTTCCTGTAATAGTAGGGGACAAACTGGATTTGTTATAGATACATATAATGTAGGTACACAGAAATATGTTATGGTTCAATTAGAGAATAGAAAACAAGGATATAACGTTTTATCAGTAGAAAAAGTTGAAAGCGAGGATAATAAAATGACAGGTTTTAGTAAAGTGGCGATTGTAAATTTAGTAGATGATTACAACAAGAAAGATTATGGCTTTGCTTTATATGATGGAGATATTAATGAAATCGTTAAGTATGATACCAAACATCCGTTATATCTGATTGTAAATGCGAGAGGAAAGGATAATAGAGTTCTTGGAATTTTAAAAGAAATTAAAACAGTTGAGGAGTATGGTAAAGGTGTTACAGCTCAGGTTATCGGTGTAGTTAATATGAACGCATATAATGCAAGAATTGATGAGGAAAATCGTCAGAAAGAAATCGCAAAGCAGAAAGCTTCTATTGAAAAAGAGTTAAAGTCTGAGATTGATAAAATGAATAATATTGCTTTATATGAAAAGATGGCAAAGGAGCATCCTGAGAATCCAAGACTTACTGAACTTGTTAATGCACTGAAAGAGTTAGGAGAATAATATGGCAGGATTTGTATCAAAACAACCAAATGGATTATATTGTAGATTTTCTACTGTCACAGATTGTCCTACGGCATGGAATATGACACGAGAAGATTATATCAATATGAAAATGCAGGAAGCAAAAGAAGATGCTGAAGATGTGTTAGATAATTATTTGAAGCCGTTTGATATGGTGGTTGATATGTATTATCCAAATAATATGACAAAAGAGGAATTTAATAAATTCCTTGAAGAGACTGGATATAGCAAAGGAGAATAAACAATATGAAGAACTGTGTAATTTTAGAAATGGAAAACAGCAATGATTTTGAGAATGCTATGAATGATTATTTGGATGATGGATACAAAGTAGAATCCAGTTCATGCAATAGTAGATACTATAAAGCAATTCTTGTGTTAAAGGAGGATGAATAAATCATATGAAGAAGAAAATTTTAGCAATTGCATTAGGATTAACATTGTGTTTTGGAATGACGGGATGCCAGTCTGTTACAAAAGATTTTGGTGGTTCAACAACAATTGAGCTTGAACCAAACCAGAAACTTGAAGAGATTACATGGAAAGATGATTCATTATGGTATCTTACAAGACCAATGACAGATGATGACATTGCGGAGACGCATACATTTCAACAATCATCAAATTTTGGAGTGTTTGAGGGTACTGTAACTATTATTGAGAAGAAGGAATAGTATGATAGACAACGAATTACGTCAGCAATATAGACAAACTGTTGATGATTTGAGAATAGCATTTAAGAAGACTTGTTTGTACAGATTTTGCGAAGAAGTTGTGAAGAGATTAAGTAGATTTTGAGATAATAAAGGAGAAGTAGTATGGCAGATTACAAGATTGGTCAGATTTTGACCTCAACAGAAGATGTAGAAATTGAAAAGGCATTATCAGGTGAAAAGGTGAAAATTCCAAAAGGTAATAAGATTATTATTGGTGCAGATAAATTTGCACATCATATCAGAAATGGTTTTATTCAACCTTTAGCAGAAGGTTTAACAGTTGAAGGGTATGACACTACTGGTATCGCAGAATATCTTTATATTGTACTTAGAAATCACTTACCTATTGATGAAATGATGGAAGGTTATGAAATTACTAAGCAAGAAATTATTAATGAAATTGAGTGTGCTTTAGATGAAATTTTATAGACCACAGTAAACCGAAGTTTCTTTTGAATTTTCAAGGGCAAGTCGCTCAAAAATCCAAGTAAAAGAGAATATTACAAAGAAAGGATAATTAGTAGCTGGCTTTAAAGGTTGCAACCGCTTTGGTACTAATTATTGAAATTACAAAATGACAAGTATTACACACCAATAGAATTAGCGAACCACTGTTGGGATAAGGTTTTTGAAGTTGTTGGTGAAGAAAATATATCAGAGATTATTGAGCCTAGTGTTGGGAATGGCAGTTTTCTTCATCATGCAGAGCAACTACCACATTTTGCGTATGACATTGAACCTGAGTGCGAATCTAATTTTACTCATATCTTTAAGCAAGATTATTTAAGTGCTGATATAAAGTATCTTTGGGGAAGGCTGATAATAGGAAATCCACCATACGGAAGATGTTTAAATATGGCACAGAAATTTTTTAAGAAGTCAGTTGAAATTGCAGATACAATTGCATTTATTCTTCCTATAAGTCAATTGAATAACACAAGGTCAATGTATGAGTTTGATTTGGTATATAGTGAAGATTTAGGTATTCAGCATTATACAGATAGAGATTTACATTGTTGCTTTAATATTTATCGCAGACCTGATAGTGGAGAATTAAATAGTAAACCAGTCGCAAAATTAAAGGATGTCACTATATATCGGCAGGATAGCAAGGGATATAACGAGAAAGATTTTGATGTTCGTATGTGCTATTGGGGTGATGGATCTGCTGGAAAGATATTAAAGGATGATGAACATTATTCGGCAGAATATAAAATCAAGATAAATAATGAAGAATTAAAAGAAGATATTATTGAAGTGCTTACTACATTTGATTGGAAGGAATATCTAAATTGTATTGCAATGAGAAAAATACAACAATTTCACATTGTCGATGTCTTAAAGAAGAATATCAAAGGAATTAAATAAGAGAATAATACATTGAAAGGAGCAAGAGATTTGCTGCAGCGTTAAATCTGGATTTGCTCTGAGTAAGAAATGTTAGAGATTAACAAAATATACAACGAAGATTGCTTTGAAGGTATGAAAAAGATTGATGATAAGTCAATAGATTTTATTTTTACGGATCTTCCTTATAATACGACTAATAATTCTTGGGAATGTGAAATGCCGTTAAATGATTATGTCGAGTTATCAGGTCAATATTTTTATGAAACAGATTTATTCAAGTTAGCTCAAGTAACAAATAGCAGTCTCGAATATACAAGAGATTGGTTCTACGAGAATAAGAAAGATGGCTTATGGAATCATTACAATCGAATCATCAAAGATAACGGTTGTATTGCACTATGGGCGCAGTCACCTTTTGATAAGAGACTCGCTTGTAGTAATGAAAAGCTATATCGCTATGAATGGATTATCGAAAAAACCAAAGCAACTGGTCATCTAAATGCAAAGAAAATGCCTATGAAGGCACACGAAAATGTCTTAATTTTCTATAAGAAACTCCCTACTTACAATCCACAAATGACAGAAGGACATACACTTGTTCATTCTTATACAAAACATACAACAGATGGTAGCTGTTATGGTGCTACAAAGACTGGTATTTCAGGTGGTGGTAGTACACAAAGATACCCAAGAGATGTTCTGCAGTTCAAGTGGGACACTCAGAAAAGCAGCTTACATCAATGTCAAAAGCCTGTTGAAGCGTGTGAGTATTTTATTAAAACCTATACTAATCCAGGAGATTTAGTTCTTGATTCGTGTGCAGGAAGTTGTACCACTGCAGTTGCAGCTTTGAATACAGGTAGAAATTACATATGTTTTGAGAAGGACAAGGATATTTTTGAGGTTGGAAGTAAGAGAGTAGCTGAATATGCTAATCAGGATTTATTGATAAGTGCAACTTAATTAAGAGAATAAGAACAATGAAAGGAGACGAGGTTCGTGTACACAAGAAGGAATTCCTTACTCCAAGTAATTAATGAAATATATGGGTTCAAAATCTCGTATAGTTGATAATATTTTACCGATTATTCAAGAAAGATTGCGAGATTATAATATTAAAACATACATAGAGCCATTTTGCGGTGGTTGTAATGTAATCGACAAAGTTCAGTGTGACACAAAAATCGCATCTGATAATCATCAATATCTTATCGAAATGTTCAAGAATCTAAATCAGATTCAAAATCTCCCAGAATTTATTACAAAAGAACATTACTCAGATGTAAGAGAGTGCTTCAACAAAGGATTATCTACATATCCTAATTGGTATATTGGAGCAGTTGGTTTTCTCTCAAGCTATAACGGGAGATTCTTTGATGGCGGTTACTCAGGTATCGTACATACAAAAGCTGGAACTGAAAGAAATTATTATGATGAAGCTAAGAGAAATTTGTTAGAGCAGATTCCAAGGTTAGAAGATATTCAATTCCAATGTGGAGATTATGAAGAGTTATATTCTGATAAAGTAGACTGCTTGTTTTACTGTGATATTCCATACAAAAATACAAAACAGTATGGATCAAGCAAGAATTTTGACTATGACAGGTTTTGGAATTGGGCTGAGAAGATGAGTGAGAAGAATGTTGTCTTAGTCAGTGAGCATGAAGCTCCTTCAGGATGGGAATGTATTTGGCAACAGAAAGTCAAAAGAACGATTGACAATACAAAGCGAGTTAAAGCAGTAGAAAAGTTATTTGAAATAAGAGAATAATTTAGTGAGGTGAACGAAATGGTATACGGAGTATTTGGTGGTTGTTATAGTGACTGGTATGTGGTCGGATATTTCACCAATCGTCAAGATGCAGATAAGTATTGCTGTTTATGTGGTGATGGTGATTATTATGTAAAACCGTTAAAAGATTTAACCGATGAAAAAGATTTGTCAAAAGTAGAATTGAAATATGTACATGAGGTTCTGTTTGATTATAGAGATAATAAATGGATCATGCGTGAAGAACCAGATAGATATAAATGTTATGTTGATAGTAAATTACATTGTAATAGCATACGAAGAGGAAATCCAAATAGAACATGGACTAATTGGGTAGCATTTACAGTTAATATTGACCACGATGATAGAAAACTTGCAGAAAAAATTGCACAAGATTACTTAGCTGAATTGCGTTCTTATGGTGATGGTGATATCTATAATGAAAACATTGAAATGATGAATGAAAAATTCGTAGCACCATTTAAGGAAATGGAACGATTAGAAAAAGAAAAAGCACTAAAAGAGAAAGAATTAGCGGAATTAGAAAGATTAAAAGCTAAATATGAGAAGTAATGAAACTCGCATTTCTTGTTTTTAGATAAGGAGAATAATCATATGGAAGATTCAGTAAGGTTTATGCTGTTTTATACTTCAATGCTACTATCTTGCGAAGATGAAGAATTACCTGATTTTATTGATAATACAGCAAGTGTTAATTATATAGGTGGAATTCCTATTGATTTGCATGAATGTTCTATTGAAGAATTAAGAGGTATTAGAGAAGGATTTGTGAGACAAATTTTGGATCAAGCAAAAAACGAACTGGATAAATTGGCAACAGTGCAGCCATTAAAATATAAGCCTGAATATAATGGACAAATTGATATATGGGACGAATTTCATAGATTAAATGGAATAGTAAGAATGAAAGATGCTGTTGTTAGATTGGTTAAAGAAGGAGAATAATTATATGAGGAAGAAAGAAGAATGGATGGTTCATATTTGGGGTGGTGCATGGAATCACGATGCCAATCCATCCATCGAGAAAGATTTAGGTATAAAAGAGGGTTATTACTATTTTAATACTGAAGAAGAAAAGAACAAGTTTATTCAGTTAATCAGGCAGGATAAATATGAGAAACAAGGACTGGCAACTGATTGTAAACACGGAATTATGACTCATAAGAGGACAATTTTCGTTGCCACTCTTAAATATAGGGACAAAACATTTGTCATTCATTATGACTTAGGATATGAATATCCAGAAGATAGTGCAATTTTTTATTTCACAGAAGGTAATTTTGGTTGTGATTGTAATAGAAGTCTTGCTATTAGATGGGAATATGGAGAAGATGTTATTCCTGAATTACCTTGTGGAGATGAGATTGAAATGACAGATTATCATGTCGAGTATCAAGATTAGTAAAGAATAATAAAAAGCAAGGTCTTAAAAGTCTTAAAAATAAGGGCTTTTGAAAATGAATTTTGACTTGAAATTTTGGATTCATTCTAGGAGGTGAATATATGAGTGAAACAGTACATTATAAAGGTAAAATACAGCTTGTAGAAAAAATTAAAGATGAAACATTAGAAGATCAATGTAAAAGAATTTTATCAGAACATGGATATCAGGAATTAGATTTATATTGTGACTCTTGGCACGAGATGTTGTGCGAAGAATTATACGAGCGTTATGTTATTGTTAATGACTCAATTTACAAAGTTATTGATAAGAAAAATCTTGGTATCGACTATGATGTTTTTGAAGCTACCAAAAACGATGATAATACAATTAATTATCATGTTATGTATTACGATGGTGGCTGTTCATTTAATGAAGCAATAGAAGAAGCAATACAAAATATGGAGAACAAATAATCATAAATATCAAATAGGAAAGGATAAGAGTACCATGGGTAAGCTGCGCAGCACTTAGGTACAAATATTGGCATTAAATGTAGGATATCTAACATCGAATACGACAAAAGAAGGAGATTCGTTATACACACCTTACTACGCTGTGGATCACATTGTAAAATATCTCCCAAAAGATAAGATTATATGGCTTCCATTCGATGAGGAATGGTCATCTTTTAACAAAAGATTGACAGAATTAGGTTACAGAGTAGTAAGAAGTTCGTTAGCTGAAGGTCAGGATTTCTTTGAGTATGAGCCTGAACATTGGGATTTAATAGTAAGTAATCCACCATTCTCAATTAAGGATAAGGTCTTAGAAAGACTTTATTCGTTCAACAAACCATTTGCGGTTCTTCTACCGCTTAATTCCCTTCAAGGTAAAACAAGATATAAGTATTTTAAAAATGGTATTCAGATCCTTAGTTTTGATGCAAGAATTTGTTATCACGATAAGGATCACATGGATGCTGTTGTCAAAGGTAGTCCATTTGCAACAGCATATTTTTGTAGAGATTTACTTCCCAAGGATTTGATTGTTGAGAAGTTGGTTACATACGAAAGACCGTTAGGAGAATAAACCAGTAAGAAAACCACGTTTCATTTAAGGAGGTAAAAATGGAAGATATTGTAAACATTATTGAAATTAATAAATATATGTATTTTGATAAAAATTGTGGAGTATTTCGTTTAACATCAGAAGCTTCAGAAATTATCTATAGACAGAAAAAAATTATTTGCAGTTATTCAGGTGCAGATGAATGGATAAATTTCTTCACGTTGGAAATGATGAATCTTTATACGGGGTCAAGTCCATATAATTATGTAATAAAAGCTTGCGATCATCACGAAGCATTCCCAAGAATTTTTAAAGAGAATAAAAAGGGGTTATGTGATTGGGTTGAAAAGTCTCTTACGGAAGAATGGGGAAAGAGAATGTATAAGATGATTGAAAATATTATTGATGACTTACCAGTATATGAATAGGAGAGTGAATTATATGAGTAAATCATTAGAATTTGTAAAAGAACGAATTGCATCAGGTCAGTGCAATGGCATGGAGAATAATAAATATGAATCCATGATTGAGCAGGATATACGAGAGTTATTTACGGTTGTTAATTACACCAAAAATGGAACGATTTTAGCAGATGTACCTTATCTTAAAGGTGACAAACCTTATTTTAATGTGATTATTAAGCATGATCCAGATGCAGATTTTGAATATTTCACAATGCAACGTTGCAATTGTGATGGAACGTTTGTATTCTTTCAAGATTTAATGGGTGAGTGCATAGATAAAATGATTCATCTTAAAACCTGTAATGTAAATAAGGAGATACCAAAGGACTTAACTGGATATTCTATCATCTACGCTGTCGGAGATTTTGTATTGGCAGAAGAGTTTGGAAAAGAATTTGTAACTGAAGAAAAGCCTTGGATGCAGAGTAGATTCACTGCTATGTTGCCAATTAAGTTTGATGTAGTAAGGAATAGAGAATAATAGTATGGAGTTATCACAAGATGAAAGACAAAAAATTTTAGAATTGATAGATAAAGTAAGTCCATGTGCTGCAATTTCTGAAAAAGAAAATCTTGAAAAGTTTAAAGAGTGGCTGGACAGTGATAGGTCAAAAAGAGTTACATTTGTTGAAGTTCCCAAAACATTCAAAGGTCAGATTGAAAATGACAAAGTGCTTCTTATACCAATAAATGACGAAGCTATAAAGCCAATAAGAGTAATATTCGAAGGAGAATAACAATATGAACAAAAGACAGAAAAAGAAATTATTTAAACAGACATTTATTAAGGTTGGAAAACTGCATCCACAGAAGGGTGATGTGATTTGTTTCCAGCCAGATTTAGATTGGATTGATGCTGAAACTATGTGCCAGTTTATGAAAGTTTATTCGAATAATGATGCTTTTGGTGAATCGAAGTTAGCTTTTGTACCTGCTGATATTAAGCAATTAAAGAACAAAGAAGAAGCTCAGATATATGTAGACAAGTTACAGAGTATTGTAGATCAGATGGAAGAATAAGAGCATGAGTAAATATAAGGTAAGTAATTATATTGCGAAAAAGTGGGAAGATATTTCAAAAGAGACACTAATGTATAAAGCTTATGAATTAGGTATAGCACAGGGAATGGCTTGGAGTTATGAAAATTTAAAATCTGCAACAGATAAGGAAATAGCAGATAAAATATGGCGTAATTATTTAGATGGAACAGATGAATTATGCATCATTTTTAGAACAATTGTTAATTTATCAAATGATGATACCAATTCAAAAATTGAAAAATTAATGGAGAGACTATCTGAGACTAAGAAACCAGAAAAGGTTATGTCTGATGATGATAGAGATATGATTGAAGAGTTTCTTGAATATCTACAACATAAAAATGAAAATAAAAAGTCTAATTAAAGAAGCATTTCCTTCGAGTTTTTTGAACAATAAAGAGAGAATATATAGGTGGCAATAAATTATAAGGAGACATGTTTTATGCGAAAAAAAGATAAAAATTTTAAAATTCAATATAAGTTTGAAGACAAAATCTTGTCATTAAAATTTAAAACAGTACAAGATTTTTTACATACAAATTTTCGGAAGAATAAAAATCCTATGTCACCTAACAATGATACAGAATTGATTAGCGTAACATTAAACAATAAACCATTATTTAAAAAATGTTACAAGTTGCACGAAGTAAAAGTATTATTAAAAGATTTTAATCAATCGGGATTAATTAGGAAAGAAATTTATTCAATAGAAGAAGTTAAAGATAAGGTTAAAAATGTTTTGTTTGAGAAGGATAGACAACTTGCAAAAGTTGATTTCGATGGGGATTTAATAAAAGGTAACAGCCAGAGATACCAGACATTTTTCACTAAAGGCTGTAAATGTGCAGTTTGTGGAATTGAAGGAAAATATTTTGCAAAAGAAAGACATTTACAGGATAAGAATTATCATCTGAATTTATATGCAGTTGATGATAATGGTGATGAAATTTTAATGACAAAAGATCATATTATACCACGCTCAAAAGGTGGTATTGATGATATTAGTAACTATCAAACAATGTGTAAGCTTTGTAATGAAGCAAAAGGTAACCAATTAGAAGATTAAAAAAGAAAGGAAAAATAGAAAAGTTCCTATAGGATAAAGTGCGCACTACTTACTAAGGTAAGAGGAACTTATGTATTGTGCTTATATCACAACATTAAAAGGATTAAGAAAACATAGTAATGCTGATAGATTACAGTGTGTAGAAGTATTTGGACAGAATGTAATTGTAGATTTGAGTTATCAGGAAGGACAGAAAGTAGTCTTCTTCCCATCTGACGGTCAGTTATCGCTTGAATACGCAACAGATAATAATCTTGTCAGAAAGAAAGACGAGAATGGAAACAACATTGGTGGTTATATGGATGCTGAGAAGAGAAATGTAACTGCTATTAGACTTAGAGGCGAGAAGTCAGAAGGACTTGTATTACCAATTGAAACACTTGCTAAGTATACAGATATTTCAAAATTAAAAGATGGCGATCAGATTACAGTTCTTGGTGGTCATGAGATTTGTCAGAAATATATTCCAAGAGGAAAGAATCGTTCAAGAGGTAATGGAAATAATTCAAATAAGAAAAATAAGTTTCGGAAAGAAACAGTATCATATCCATTTTTTGAAGAGCATAAAGATACTGCACAGCTTGCATATAATATGTCAGCATTTAAGCCAGGTGATACGATTTATATTACTCGTAAGCTCCACGGAACATCAGCTCGTACTATGAAGACTGTTAAGGTTACAAAGAAGAATAGTAAGCTGAGAAAGTTTTTACATATGCAGCCAAAGGTTACAAGAGAAGTTTCTGTTGTATCTGGTAGTAGAAGAGTTGTATTAAAGGATATGACAAAGAATGATGGATATTATTCTGATAATGGATTTAGAAAGAAGTACCACGATTTATTAAAAGACAAGCTTCCTGAAGGTGCTGAAATTTTCTATGAAATTGTCGGATATGTAAATAAAACAACACCAATTATGGGTTCAGTATCTAATAAGGGAGTTAAGGAAAAAGAATTTACAAAGAAGTTTGGCGACACTACGACATTCTCATATAGCTGTGAACCAGGTGAAAATGAGATGTATGTATATCGAATGACAATGACAACAGCAGATGGAACAGTTGTTGAAGTGCCTTGGGAGACTGTAGAAGTATGGTGTGACAAGTTGGGTGTTAAGCATGTACCTGATTTAGAGAAGTTTATTTTTACTACACCAGAAGATTTGAAAGAAAGAGTAAATAAATATCTTGATGGTATGCCAGCAGATGAAATTGGCAAGACACATGTTGCGGAAGGGGTAGTTGTTCGTATTGATAACAGAGCAACATTCACAGCTTATAAGGATAAGGTGTTTGAATTTAAGGTAATTGAGGGAATTGCTAAAGACACATCTGATGTGCCTGATATGGAAGAAGCTGAAGAGTTGTTCGAGGAGACTTTAAATGAATAAACCTACATTATATATTATGTGTGGTTTGAGTGGTAGTGGCAAATCAACCATTGCCACTCAGATTGCCAATGAGAATCCAAATACAATAATTGTATCATCAGATGCAATTCGTGAAGAATTGACTGGTAATTACGAAGACCAAGAACATAACGAAGAAGTGTTTAAGATTTTTCACGATAGAATTCGTAAGAATTTGGAGAATAAAAAGAATGTGATTGCTGACGCAACTAATCTGACTATGAAATCTCGTAGAGCAATTATGATGAAAGTAAATGTTTTAAATATCAGAAAAGTATGCGTGATTATCCCAAAACCGTTTGAACAGTGTAAAGAAGACAATTTACATAGAGAACACCCTGTACCTGACTTTGTGTTAGATAAGCAGATTAGAAAATTTCAGATTCCGTTTAAGGAAGAGGGTTTTGATGAAATTATTATTCATAAATTTCATAATGTTAATGCAATGACCACAGGTGAATTGATTGCTAAAATGAAAGATTTTGACCAGAAGAATCCTCATCATACTATGACTTTGGAAAATCATTGTTTTAATACATATGATTTATTTACAGAAAAAGAATATAAGGCTGAATACAATATGGGAGCAGTTCTTCATGATTATGGCAAACTATACTGCCAGACAATTGATGAAAATGGTATAGCTCATTATTATGACCACCCATCTGTCGGATGTTATTTGGTTTTAGAGAGTTTAATGGAAGAGTTTAATAAGGTTGTCTTAGATATATGTTTTCTTATCAATTACCATATGATGCCTTTTAATTGGGATACCGATAAAGCAAAGCAGCGTTGGAAAGAAAGATTTGGAGAATATAAATATAAGATGCTTTTAGATTTCAATGAATGTGATAAAGCGAGGTAAGTGTATGTGTAACCGTTGTGATTATAACTCACCTGACAATCAAGTATATGTAGATCCATTAACAAATGAATATTATTTGGACATAGAAACATCTGAATGGGATGAGTATGATGATGGATTTGTTCATCAGAAAGAATATATTGTGTATTGTCCTTGGTGCGGCAGGAAATTAGGAGAATAAAAAATGAAAATAGAATTAATCAAATTAAAATTCAATGATACTCATTCGTACAAGTACAAGTTATTTACACATTGTTGTGATGAAATTCAGAATGATAAAGCTATTATATTTACAGGTGAAGATTTGGTTCATAGCGATGATTGTTGGGGTGACGAAAGATACATTCCAAGATTCTGCACTTCACATACAGAAGTCATTACATCATATGAAGATGAATGGGAACAAAGCGGCGAAAAGATTGAAATTTCTGTTGTAGATGAGATTGATATGTCGGATAAATATGAAGAATTAACTAAGCAGCGTGATGAATTATGGAAGAGGTGTCAGAGAACAGACAGTAAGAAAGAAGAGAGTAAGTTGAGAAAACAGGTTAGAAAGTTGGATGACCAGATAAATGACTCCTATGAGTTGGACGAGTGGAAAGGAGAAGATTAGAATGGTACAGAAACAGAAACGAATTCAGTTATTCGAGAATGAAGATGTCGTCTTAGAACAGCGTGGCAACAGATATTATTTGTCTCTATACGATAAGAAAGGAAATTTCCAGAGAGAAGTAACTATTGATGTTAAGGATGACTACAAGGTTGGACTTTGCAATGGTAAGTAAAGGAGATTATTATGGCGGTATTTAAAAATTTTAAAGATGACGAGTTAATCGTAAGCTGTAAATGTGGATGTGATGAAGGTATCCACTTTAAGATTCATGATTATGAAGATGGGGATTATGCTTTCTTAACATATACAAATGGTAATTTTTATACTCGGCAAAGACCGTTTTTTGAGAAGTTGAAGAAAATTTGGGCGATTATCAGGAATAAAGATTTTTATTATTCTGATATTGTGCTTACAAAGGAAGATTTCAAAGAATTTAAGGAATGGATTAATAGGAAGTAAAATAACAGTAAATTCAGGTTTCTTTGGTAACAAAGAGAGAATATTAAAGTAAGGATAAAATCAATGATTTTTATGAACTAAGAAAAAATAAAAGAGGTGAACGATTAATGTCTTTAGTATATAAAAATGACACATATAACTATAATGGTGAATATGAAATGGGTTCATTAAATAAATTTGCACAAGTAGAAAGAAGATTGTCAGCAAAGAAACAAGCATTAGATGATATGAAGAATGAATATAATCTTATTGAACAACAGGCATTTCGCACTTATAAAGAGAATATTCAGTATATACTGCTTGATCAACCTTCTACGATTAAAACGTGTAGAGAATGGTTAAATATGTTATCAAAGAATCAGGATGCAGATGGTAACAAGCTTGATAAGAGAAAGAAATATAAAGAAAAGGAAACATATGATTGGTATATTGATTATATTAAAAAGCTTCTTGATATTGAGTATATGAATAACGTTAAATTCATTGATTATAATTTTGGTCAAGCTACTAATATCCAGTTTGAATATAAAGAGCATAATTGGTATTTAGAAATTCCTCATATTAAAGCTATCAAATTAGATGCATATAAGAATTATGGTGGCAGTGTATTTAAACTTGCGTTAGTACACAATAATACAGAATATAGTTGTAGTTGGTCGCAGTTTGGCTCTACATATGAGGAAGATGAATTAAGAGATATTATGGCACAAGGTATTGAGAAATATTGTAATTAGTTGAGGTAACTTCACAGGAAAGCAACATATCATTGGATTTAGAAAAGAGGTATCAAATGGATGATTATAAAAAGCTAATTGATTCAACCGAATTACAGAAAACAGTATTGAATTTCATTGGTTCTGAAGAATTTAACAAGATGGTCAATTGTTCAATGTTCAAGGATAAACAAGAGTGTAAATCTGCCATTATTTACGGAATGTCAATCGCATCAATGTTGGTCTGTGACTGTACTCCATTTTATATTAAATTTAATGAAGAAACTGATGAAGACGATAACAGACCACAATGCTGCATAGACCATGATAAATATTTTTCAACATGTGACACTTGTGAATTTGGAGGTGATTAAGTGTTAGTACCTGCAATTTTATACAAAGAACAGATTAAGAAAGAATTTCAGAAATATTATTATACAACAGATATGTTATATGAAACAGGTTGTATGTGTAATTGGAATCCTGAAATTGCAGAATGTCCAAACGAGAGTCAATTCCAATATGCAATAGTTGATAAGAACGAAAAACTCATTGGCTATTTAGGATATTCCGTTGATTGGTATGCATCTAAAGCGTATAACTTTGGATTGTTCTCGTTTGACAGAGGGAATATCTTGGTTGGTAGGGACATATTCGATAAATTAGAAGAACTAATTGAAACATTACATAGAGTTGAATGGAGAGCTGTTGGTGGCAATCCTGCTTGTAGAGGTTACGATAACTTTATTGAAAGACACAATGGAACGAAACATATTTTGAAAGATTCAATTAAAGATAAGAATGGTAAATATCACGATGATTTTATTTATGAGATTGTGAGTGAAGAATAATATATTGGAGGTGAAAATATAAATGAAAATTCTTTCAGTAATGAACAATCATATTGAAGAAGCAGAAAAGAAAGATTACGGATATGGATGTACTTGTGATAATTGTGGAACAACTTTTATTTTTGAGAGTTCAGAAGCCGCATATCCAAGGCACATTAATCCTAAACCGAATGAATGTTATGTGTCTTGCCCAAATTGCAAACATATTATTACTTTAGCAAAATGTATTAAATTTAAAACATTATATGAGTTGAATGATTTTAAAAGAATTTATGACGAATAAGCTAATTCGCAGTAAAGATTCGTTTCTTTCGGAAATTTTAACAGATAGGAGTGATATAAACGAGAGTATATAAAGACAAGCAGTATCTTATTTTTGATTATGAAGATGGTCGTACTGTGAAATATGATTTTGCTACAAAACAAGCAATCGGTATTAAAGGTAAGCCAGTAAAAGACTTACGAAGTCAACTATCAGGATTTAGTTTAAACGATCTATTTGATTGTTGTGACGATGAAAAAATACGCCAAATTTCTTAAATTTGTTAGAAATTCAGAAATGTATTCGTATTCAATTTGCAATATAGGGACAATTCTTGATCGTGTTCCAAAATATTCAAGGTTTGAACAAATTTTCTCAGCAGGGTTCGATGATATCATTAAAGATGGTTATCGTTTTAAATATTCTATTAACGAAATTCCAAAATCTCTTATTAAGTTATGTCGAAAATATCCCATTAAATTATCTAATAACACAGTTCAATATTATAAAGAAAATCCGAATGCTCATTATATCGCATATGACTTGGAGTATATTAGTTTAACATCTGATGATATTTATACTGTATGGAATACACAAAATGAAAGATGGATTGACCATGCACCAGACTATTTTTCATTTTTAAACAAACTTGTTGATGAATTTGGATATAACGCAAAAGATTTATGGCTGTATTTAGATAGAATTAAGACATTTGAAGCCATTGAAGATATGAGTTATTTGATTAGAGAATTATATGACTATGCTAATATGATGCGTCAGCTTAGTCTAAAGTATGATAAATACCCTCGAAACTTTCTCACTACACATAGAATTGCTTGTAGAAATTACAATCGAATGAAGAAAGAATTCTCAGAAGAACTATTCAAGAAGAGAATAAATAAACAGTATGAATGCTCTTTTGGTGATTACATATTCATTTATCCAGAATCTACACAGGATATTAAGGATGAGGCAACTATGCAAAACAACTGCGTAGCTTCATATATAGACAAGGTTATTGATGGCGAGTGCCACATTCTTTTCTTGAGAAAGAAGAATAAACCAGATGAGAGTTTGGTAACGATTGAAGTAAGAAATAATCATATTGTACAAGCTAGACGAAGATTCAATGATGATGTAACAGCAGAGGATCAGAAAGCTATTGATGCATTTAACAAAAAATTTGCGAATAAGGAGGATAAAGCAGCATGATTAAAGGTGATCGAATTAAATTAATTAAGAAGATGGGTGCGTTTAACAACATCGGTGAGATTTGCGAAATAATTGATATTCAAGAAGGTGGAGTAATCTATTTTAAGTTTGGTGGTTGCCATCTTGGTTGTATGTCATATGACGAGTATGAAAAGTATTTTGAGAAAGTTGAGATACCTGTAAAGAAGCCTTGGGGTGATTGGAGTTTGGCACATGAACTTACTTTTATGGATATTAAGGGTGATGAAAAGACCATTAAATATCAGTATAGAGATAATGGTAAGAGAGTCCAGGTTAGAAGTGGTGTTTTGAAAGCAGGTTCATCTTGTTATGACGAGGACGAATTTAGTCTTAGTAGTGGCTTGGAACTGGCAGAGATGAGATTAGTTGTAAAATACCTTGATAACCAGGTTAAGTCAATTGCAAAGTCGATGTAAGAGGAGAATAAATATATGAACGAAGAATTTTTATTAATCGTAGAAAGCTTAGAAAAATATAAGGATTTATTAGAAAGCAAGGATGATGAAATTTGTGATGGAATGACTGATAGTGAAAAAAGAGCATATCAGTTAGGAATTACAAACATGTATGAAATGTTGAAACAAATTATTGAACATGATCACAACGAAGGTAATTATAACGTATTTGTTCCTGAGATTAAGGAAGAAGAATCTGGTGAATATGATTTAGAAGATTTTGTTAAATGGGACTCTAAGAACAGAGAATAAATAAGTAGGAATTATCGGTTTCCTTGGGAGGTAAAAAATGAGAATAGAAGAAATTGCTTTAAGACAAGAAGCAAGACAAATGTTATGTGAAGCTGGTTTAAATAAAGAGGAACTTAAAGAACTGGTGTTAAAAGATATAGATGATAAAGTAATTCAGGCGATTGAAAGTAAAATCAAGGGCATTGATTTTGAACAAATGATTATGGATAGAGTCGATAAAGCTTTAACCAAAGCAGTTAATGATATTGTCCGAAAAGAAGTAGAGGGATATTTTTATAACAGAAAGCTCAACATTCGTGCAACTGCTTCATTTGAAGAATAAAAAATCGCAGTAACTTTGATTTCCTTTGGAGGTGAAATAAATGAGTTGTAAATATCCAAAAGAAAGTAGAATGCATTATGCGTGTATTCTATGTGATGAAAAGAATGTATGTAAAGATACAATTACATCTTTACCTTTAACAGACTCTAACATTCCTATGCCAGAAGTTCAGTTACCAAAGAATGTTATTCCGTCTGCATCAGAAGCAAATAAGATGACAAATAACGCAATTGATAACTGCACTACGCAACAATTAGCAGAATTATCTAAATTAATTAGAGATGCGATTGCAGATGGCAAATTTTCAATTAGTGAAGATGGTTCTTTGAAACCTGAAACACGAAAGAAATTAGAAGAACTTGGTTATAAAGTCGAGACTGGTACTCAGTACAATGAACCATATTACAGTATCAGTTGGAGATAAACGAAGTGAATAGGAGAAAAATAAATGCGATTAATTAAAGCAAGAGATTTAGGATACGAACCTGCTGGGACAATATTCAGTAATGTGAGTGATTTTTCAGCGGAAAGAGTGAATAGGTTAAAAGACAAATGTTATGACGATATTGAAATTAGTGGCTTCAATCTAATGTGCGGTGGAGACGAAAGAGGATTTTTCCATGCATGTATTCATATGCCAAGCTATGTATCATTAGATAAAGGTGTTCCAATTCGTTTGTCTAGTAAAGATTGGTTAGAGCCAAGTGATACAAGTACGGCAGATTATGAAGAAAAAGATTTGGTTATCGTATGGAATAGAGATGAAATTCAACATATGATTGATATTTTTCAGTTGGCATTAGATAAATTAAAGTCGCAGTAAATTTCGATTTCTTGCGAATGAAAGGAGAATATACATATGAATGAAGAAATTAAGAATGACGAAGTAGAAGAAGTTAATCCAGTAGATGAGTATTTAAATAATTATAAAGAACAGAAACTTGCTGAATTTTGTGTTCAGAAAGATAAAGAGATTGCAAACCGTAAGGAAGAAAGACAGAAACTCATGGAACAGATTTCAGATATGAAAGTTACGGTTAAGCAGCATGACGAAACATGGAATAATATGGATAGTTTGTATGCCAAGATTAAGAAATTATCTGTAAATGATTATTTGAAGTTATATCATATGATAAATAACGATATTGCAGGAAATTGCTCAATAATTACAACTGTACTTCCTAGTCATGTTGGTATTAATGGCAATTGGTAAAATAAGAATACATGAATCTGACATTTCTTGGTTGTGGAGGTAAAGAATATGAGATTTGAAAAAGAGACAGAGAATAAAATTAGAGAAGCATTTCGTCAGGAAGATTTTCAGAATTTTATGTTTGAGGCAGTTTTTGGTGAATCAAAAGACGAAGATAATGAATTATATAAAAATGTATACAAATTTGAACTTGAAGAGGTGGAAGATAAATTGGTCTATTTAGTAAAATCTCATATTCATCACAATGTTCCTATCAATAGAAATGCTATTGTCACTTTTATTATTGAAAATATAGCAGAAGATCTTGGTGGTGATGATTTGGATTGTAAAAATATTAAGTTCTTTGCTTTCTGTAACCATCTCTACTACATAATTTTTGATATTGTTACTAAGCCATATTTTATGAAAGATGTAATGGATAAGAAAAAAAACAGAATTGAAATAAAACAGAGAATATATAGTTAGAGAGGTGAGAATGTGATTCAAGTAATTGAGACAAATTTGAGTATTGACAAAGATGACACAATAAGAGATCATCAGTCACGAATTGTTGAAGTTGAAGATTGGGATACATATTGCAAAGCATTTGAGAAATACAATGGTGAAGCTGTTTATTTTAAGTCAAAGGCTATGCGTGGTTACAGTATCTTACAGAATTGCACAATGACAGACTTGATATATGATGACATTCATCTATCTTGTATAGTTTTACATCAATCAGGTATTGTTACAAAGAAACTTGCATATAGAATTGTTCTATAATCTATGATTCATTCGAATCACAATTTCCAATAAAAATGAAAATCAAATAGAGAATAAACATATAGGAGAATCTTATGTGGATTAACAGAACAAAATATGAAGTCGAAAAACTGAAATATAGACAGAGAATATCTTATTTAGAGAATCTTATCTGTCCATGTGAGTCACATGATTATGTTGAAATAGCTCATGAAATTATTGACGAACATAGTACAGTAAAACACATTTTCAGATGCAAGAAATGTGGGAAATTACATGATGAATTAAGTTGATTGTAAATCACTGTTTCATTGGCAATTTTGAGGAGGTGAAAATGTGTCACAATTTAAATTCAGTGAAGACTTTGCAAATAATTGGAAGTCAGGTCAGATAGTTATTTGTGAAGAAAAAGAGGATGGTTACTTAGTTGATAAGATGGCACTGATTGAAAAGGACGAACTTTTAAAACATGGTGAATTTATCACAATGAATGTTGAGATATTAGGACATATGCAATCAAATGGTGTAGATGATTTATTCATATATGATAGAGATTTTCAACCAGGAGACACAGTACAACATTTCAAAGGTGGTTTCTATAAGATTGTTGCCATTGGAACTAATACAGAAACAGAAGAAAAGATGGTTGTATATCAGAGTTTAAAAGATAAAAGGGTATGGATTAGACCATATGAAATGTTTATCAGTAAAGTGGATAGAGAAAAATATCCAAACACTGATCAGACATATAGACTTATCAAAGTAAAGATTACTGCTTAGTAATCAGTCTTGAACGATTCAGTTCAAAAATTCCAAAACAAAATGTCACGAATAATATATATAATCCGTGACAAATAAGAGAATAAATAAATGCGGAAAGCATTTGTATGGGTGGAAGAACAGCATACCCTTGGGTTTTTACGCTCAAAAATCACTGTTGAAGATAGATTTTACATAAATTTATTTTCTGTGTTCCGTCCATTTGGGCGTTTAGATAGATTGTTTTATTAACAATATTTACATAAATTTTTTAATTTTAAGGAGGACATTTTTAAATGGCAGAGACAACAACAAAGGAAACAAATTTAAGACAGGCAAATGCAAAGGCAACAGCAGTAGGTGTGGTTAGTGAGAAGGATCTGAAGATTATAACAGAGGATGGAAAGAATAAGGTAACAGGTCATATTACAGTTAAGACTTCTGATGTTAATTTCGTTAAGTACAACGTCAATGTAAATGAGAAGACTAAGACTGGTACTGACAATAAGACTTATGCAGGTATTCAGACAGTAATGAATGAGTACAAATCTATTGCAGAAGTTGGTGAGGAAGAGGCTACAAAGGTTAGAGTCACTGGTGATATTAGCCCATTTACAGGCAAGAACGGTGAGAGGATTGTATCTTACAAGAGCAATTTCTTTAATAGATTAAAGGCTGATGAAGAGTTTGAGCCACATGCAGAGTTCGCAGTAGAGGTATTTATTTCGGATATTAGTCCTGAACTTGATAACGAGGGAGTAGAAACAGGAAGACTTGCGGTGAGTGGCTGGATGCCTACATATAACGGAATTGAGCCAATTGATCTTGTAGCAGAGGGTGAAGTAGCACAGGCGGTTGATTCTGGTTTTGAAGTAGGACAGACAGTAGAGTTCTATGGAGACATTATTAATAACAGAATTGAGACTGTTACAGAGATTCCAGTTAAGATTGGTAAGCCAAGAAGAAAGGTAAAAGTAGATTACAAGAGCGATCTTATTATTACTGGTGCTTCTGAGCCTTATGAAGAGGGTATCACACCAGAAGTTCCATATGTTGCTGATACAATTAAAGCTGCAATTCAGGAAAGAGCAAATCGTCTTGAAGAAGCAAAAGCTAAAGCTCAGAGTGGTGCAAAGGCATCTACTGCAAAGCCAAGTGGCGCAGCACACGGTAGAAGTTTAGGTTTCTAATCTAACTTTGTTGTAGGTACGAATGAAATAGTTTGAAACATGTACCATTTTTATTAAGAAAATATTTTTAAAAATAAAGGAGAATTACATGAACGAATTAGATATTTTTAATCCACAGGTCAGCACAGTAGCAAAAGGTTTAGAGGGTAAGGTTATTCTTGTCTATGGTGGAAATAACTTAGGAAAGACTAAACAGGCAACTCGTATGAAGAAGCCATTCTATCTTCCATTCGAGGCAGGTCTTAATGCCATTCCTGGTGTTCCATATTGTCCTATTACGAAGTGGTCTGACTTTATTAAGATTAACAAGCAGCTTACAGATCCTGCAACAGTAGAGAAGGCAAGAGAAATGTATTCAACAATTATCTTTGATGAGATTGAAGCGGCTGCAAATTACTGTCAGGAATTTATTTGCCAGAAGTATAAAGCTCCTTCAATCGGAGAAGGAAACGGTGGATATGGACTTTGGAAAGAGTATGAGACTGAGTTCTGGAAGCAGATTAACAAATTACTTGGTGCTGGATATTGCTGTTACTTTATTGCACATGCACAGGAGAAGGATGGATACATTTCACCAAAGGCTGATAAGAGAGCGTTAGCACCTATCATCAATAATACAGACTTATGTGTTTATGTTCGTTCTAACGGTGTTGATAAAGACGGTAAGGTTGTTAAGTCTTCTGGTTTCTTAGCACAGACAGATGAGTTTTTTGCTCGTTCTCGTTTTGATTATCTTCCTACTACTTATATTGAGGAGTTCACTGCTGAAGCTCTTGAAGATGTAATTATTAAGGCTATTGAGATTCAGGAGAGAGAAGAAGGAATCACAGCAGTTACATATGAGGAGCAGAAAGCACAGAGAACAGTTGATGTTAAATCATATGATGACCTCATGGACGAGCTACAGAAACTTGGAGAAAAGCTTGCTGATAATGGATATCTTGAGGATTTACAGACAATCGTTGCAAATCAGTTAGGCGAAGGCAAGAAGGCTAGTGATCTGAAGAAAGGTCAGGAACAGCTTATTGAAGCAATCATTTATGATATTGAGAGTTTCATTGAGGAGAATAACTTATAAGAGGTTGATACATGGCAGCTCGAAGAAAATGCGTAATATGCAATGAGCCAATTGTAGATGAGGATGGCGTTCCATACAAGGGACGCTATGCTCATAAAAAATGTTTTAATATTGCAATCAAGACATTGCAGAAAGACAAAACTGAACAGATAGATAAGGTTGCTACAAAGAAAAAAGTTGGTAGAAAGGCTAGACCTCAAGCCGAATTAAAAGAAGCATTATCCGAAGAGGAATATACAAAAAAGCAACAATATTATAAGTATTTAAGAAGTCTCATCGAAGGAGAAGAATTAAGTACAAAAGTATATGCCTTAACAGAAGATTATATCAAGCGTTATGGATTTACATATGAAAGCATGTATAAGACTCTGGTTTATCTGCATGAAATCATTGAAAAGGATTTAACTGGTGATGTAATTGGAATTGTTCCATATTATCACACAGAAGCAATGCAGTATTATGAGTCGGTTGATAAATTGGAAGAACATAATGAAAGTATGGATATTTCAAATATGTACAAAGAAAAGACCATTATCGTTCAACCTAAAAGGAGAAAAATAAAACAGATTGATATTCAGTCAATTGGGAAAGAGGTGAAATAATGGCACATGAAGGACTTGTAGATAAAAGAGCATATTTGAATACGATTGGTTGTTTAATACAAGATTCTTCCTTAATAGATGATATTGATAGACCATTAGATAGAACTGATTTTAATACAGAGAACTTCTATGAATTGCTATTTGTTGCAATTTACAATCTACATATGCAAGGTTGTACCACAATTGATGAGTTTAGTATAGATTCATATCTAAGCAATTACAAAGAACAGTATTCAATTTTTCAGGAGAATCAAGGTATAGAATATCTTTCAAATGCAAGAGATATGGCTACCATTGAGAACTATGATTATTATTATCACAGATTAAGAAAATACGCATTGCTTAGATATTATGAGCAAAAAGGTCTTGATACAAGATTTATTTTTGACAGTACCATTGCAGATACCTCAAAGATGGAAGCTGAACAAATTAAGTTTGACAATTATACTGAGCAAGACATTATTGAAATGGTTGAAGCAACATTTGTTATTAATCCCAATATGAAATATTGTACCAATACACTAAGTACAGATGTTCAAGCTGGTGACGGCATGACAGATTTGGTAAATGAATTGATGGAAGTTCCTGATGTTGGTTTAGCTTTGAATAACGAGGGATTGAACACTGTATCAAGAGGTGCGAGATTAGGATGTTTATTTATGAGATCGTGCCCTCAAGGTGGCGGTAAAACTCGTATGGCTGCTGGTGATGCTTGTAAAATTGCAGTTCCGTATTTTTATGATGTTGTATCAAAGCAGTATGTGTATACAGGAAATTGTGAGCCGACTACTATTTTCTCAACTGAGATGCCAGTAGATGAAATACAGACATTATTAATTGCAGCCGTTAGTAAAGTAAATGAGGAACATATTCTATATGGTACATATGAGCAAGGAGAATTAGAAAGAGTTCAACAAGCCATTTCTTATATCGAATCTAGTCCATTATATATCGTACACATTCCTGATTTTTCCATTGAAGATATTAAGAATCAAATAAAGAAATATAATAGAGAGTTTTCTGTTAGATATTTTTTCTTTGACTATATTCATACCTCATTACGTTTAATGGCAGAAGTAAATAGTAAATCTGGAATGGGATTGAAAGAGCATCAGTTATTATTGGTATTTGCAACCGAATTAAAGACAATCGCTCAACAGTTAGATGTGTTTATTTACACGGCTTCTCAGTTAAATGGTGAAGCACAAAATGCACAGTATAAGGATCAGAACTTGTTAGCTGGTTCAAAGGCATTAGCGAATAAACTGGATATGGGTGTTATCTCAATGGCTCCCACTAAAGCTGAAAAAAAGAAAATTGAATCAGTGTTGCACAAAATGGTTAATATGCCTGTACCTAATATGTGTCATTGGGTATACAAAGTCAGACGAGGAAGATTAACACGAATCATTATTTGGACAAAAATTGATTTAGGTACTATGACGGAACAATGTTTGTTTGTAACGAATTATGATTTCGAGTTAATTGATATGGACTTTACAAAGATTGAGCAGGTAGAGGAGAAGATTAAGGAACATTCCGTATTGTTATCTCAAGTACCTGATAATCCGATTGATGAAGAACAGGAAGAAGAACCAACCGATAAGAAGAGTTGGGGAAACTGGTAAGTGAGGTGAGGGTATGTATTTAGATAAGGATGCAATTCTTAACTCACTTACTAAGGAAGATATAATAAAAATTGTTACTTATTTTGGCTCTGGTTATCCGAAAACAGATAGTAATGGTGATTTAATATTCCAGTCAGTATGTCACGGATCAGATTCATGGAAGTTATATTATTATCACGAACCGAATGAAGATAAAGGATACAAAGGAAGAACTTTTCATTGTTATTCTAAATGTTCAGACAGTTTTAATGTTGTTGAATTAGTAATTAGAGCCAATAGAGTTAAAGGAAAGACAGTTACATGGTATAAAGCGTTACATTTTATTGGGCAACTTACAGGAAAGTTGGCTGTTACAAGTGCTGATGAGATTGAGAAAGAAAAAAATCGTATCAATGATTTTGAATGGATTAATCGTTTGAAGTCAGTAAAAAAGAATAGACGTGAAGTACCTATATTATCTGAAATTAGTGAAAATATCTTAGACACATTCTATTATGCACCTCATGAAGATTGGTTAAATGACAACATTTCTCGTGAAGCGTTGAGCAGATATGAGATTGGTTATTATGGACTGACCAACCAAATCGTAATTCCACATCGAGACAAAGACAATCGGTTGGTTGGAATTAGAGGTCGTTATCTCGATGAATCTGATATCGAAAGAGTAGGAAAGTATGTTCCGCTTCAAATAAGTGGGAAGTTTCTTAGTCATCAATTAGGTTCAAATCTATATGGAATCAATGTTACCCAAAACAAAATTAAATCAATACGAAAAGCAATGCTACTTGAGTCAGAAAAAGGTTGTATGCAAAATTATTCATACTTTAGAGAAGATTCATTTGCAGTAGCAACATGTGGAAGTAATATCACTATCACTCAGCAAAAATTATTGTTGCAATATCTCAAATGTGAAGAAGTGATTGTGGCTTTTGATAGAGAATACCAGGATGCACATTCTTTTGAGGCAGAGATTTATTACAACAAACTTGTAAAAAAAGTAGCAGGATTAGTGCCATATTGCAAAGTTTGTTTGTTGTTAGACAGTGAGAATAGATTGCCTTATAAAGCCAGTCCTACAGATATGGGGAAAGAAACATTGTTGGAATTATTAGATGAGAAGATTGTTATCACAATGGATGAAGTTAATAGAGTGTTGAAAGAATCAAAGAAGGAGAAGTAATTGCAAGAATTAAAAGATAAAATAAGACCTGTAACTGATAAGGACAAAGGTTTACCTATATTTTCATATAGTAAAATCGAAGTTTTTAAAAATTGTCCTCTTCAGTATAAGTTTAAATATATAGATAAGAAGTATTCACAGGATACTTCAATTGCACTTGAGTTGGGTAGTCTGTGTCATTATGTTTTGGAACAGAAGGGCAGGATGATTGCTTCTGGTCAAGCAGTAGATTATGACAAGTTAAATAATATTCTACAGAATGGCGTGACCGAAACAGACGAAAAAACAAAAGAAGAATTATTAGGTGTAGCACAGCTAAGAAGAAAATATTTTGAAGTATGGCATGAAGCTGATAATGCGAGTGGTGCTTCATATGAAGAAAAAATAAAACTATTTGATAAAGTGTTACACGAAGAAATGGAAGATACTACTTGGCAGCCTACATATTTTGAAAAACTTTTTGAATTTGTATGGGACAACAAAGTTATTCTAAAAGGTTTTATTGACCGAATTGATGTAAAGGATGGTCAGTATAGAACGGTTGATTATAAGACTTCCAAGAAAATATATGATCAGAGTAAATTGGCAACTTCATTACAGTTTGGAATTTATGCCTTGGCAATTTTAAATGAATTTGGTGAATTGCCTATTGAATCGCAGTATAGATTCATCCTTATAGACGATGAACAATATGCTCTTACAAAAGGATGGGAAAAGCGTTTAATTAAAGCACTTGATAAAGTGTTTGGTGATATTGAAGCAAGTGAGAATAAAAATCTGTTTATTCCGAAGCCCACGCCATTATGTCATTGGTGCAATTTCTGCACAACAAATCCAGAAGCAACTATTTATAAAAATGAATGTGAATATTATTCAAAGTGGACACCAACTCAAAAGACATTTGAAGTCAATAAAAAGTGGAATGCTTTGGAGAATAATAGTACAGAGAAGAGAAGAAAGTTGGTATTTTAATGACAGAAGAAAAGTTGAAAATGATTGAGCCTATTTATGACTCGTTTGAAAATGAAGATATTAAAGATTTCTGTAAACTCTTGGTGTCAGAACTTCCTTTGTATTGGTGGGAAGTGCCTGCCTCGTCTACAGGTAAGTACCATCCTGCATATGCATTAGGCGATGGTGGATTGATGAGACACAGTATTGCAGTTGTACGATTCCTTAATTGGTTTTTCAGTCTTGAGCAGTATCAGAACAAATTCACTGACAGAGAAAGAGATTTATTAAGATGTGCTGGTTTAGTGCATGATGGCAGAAAATCAGGTGCAAGTGATGATGTAAAGGAAGTGTTTACAGTATTTGATCATCCGTTGTTAATGGCAGAAGCGGTTAGAAAGCACAAAGAAGATGCAGTTATTTCAGATAAAGAAATTGAACTGATTGCCAATGCGATTGAATCTCATATGGGGCAATGGACAACCTCAAACAAACCAAAAGATGCTGGAATTGTGCTTCCAAAACCATCAAATAAATATCAGGAGATTGTTCATTTGGCTGATTATCTTGCTTCACGAAAGCCGTTAGACATTGAGTTTGATGAGTGGAAGAAACCTGAGTTACCACCTTTAGATACTTATGTGTTGAATTTTGGTAAGTATAAGGATGAACATCTTGTGGAAGTAGCACAAAAGGATAAAGGATACATTGATTGGTTGAAAGAGAATTATGGAAGAGAACCAGTCAGAAGTTTATTAAAACAGTTATAAGAGGAGGATTTGAGTGAGTTTTTTTGGAGTACATAACCATAGTGCAGAGGGAAGTAATTTAAGACTTCGAGATTCTATAAATAAAGTGCCTGAAATGATTGAGTATGCTCACTCATTAGGTCATGCTGGCATTTGCTTTACGGAACATGAGTCTATCACTTCCTCTTTAGATGCACTTAAATACTATGATAGTCACAAGGATTTAGAAGGATGGGAGAATTTTAAAGTTGTTCTTGGTAATGAGATATATTTGTGTACAGAAGATGTAACTGCCGAGAATAAATTTAATAATAGATATCCTCATTTTATTTTAGTAGCATTAAATGCTCATGGGCATCAAGGCATTAGAGAATTAAGCACAAAAGCTTGGACTAAGAACTCTTTTATGCATGTCATGATGCGAGTTCCTACCTATTATAGTGATCTTGAAGAAATGATGGCAAACTATAAAGGAGATATTATCGGAAGCTCGGCTTGTCTTGGAGGAGCTTTACCACATAGACTTTTACAATTTCAGGATTTAGAAAGAGCAAATCCAAAGGAATATGAAAAAATATGGCAATCTTGTAAAGATTGGATTGCATATATGAATGAGATATTTGGTGATGGATACTTCTTTTTAGAGTTGCAACCTTCTCATATGATGGAGCAAATCTATGTCAATCATAAGTTAATTCAGTTATCAGAAGAGACAGGTACACCATATATCATTACAACGGATGCTCATTATCTTAAAAAAGAAGATAGACAGATACATAAAATCTTTTTGGAATCTCAAGAGGGCGACAGAGAGGTGGATGATTTTTATTCTACTACTTATATTATGAGTGAAGATGAAATTCATGAGTATATGGACGAATACTATGGTCACGATGTAGTTCAAAAGGGATTAGACAATACAATGCTTATATATGGAAAAGCAGAGTATTACAAACTCACAAAAGATCTCGATATTCCGTACATTCCATTAAATACTTCTGAGCCAAACAAAGAGTTATATGAAAAGTTTAAGAATCAAATCCCTTTATTAAGTGGGTTTTATCATTCTGAATACGATTGTGATAGGCATTTAGTAAGAGATATTGTTGCTTATATTGACACAGATCCTTATTATCAAACAGATGAAGCTTATGAAAAAATAAACGAATGTCTTCATTATATAAAGGATTCATCCGAAAAAATGAAGGTTCGTTGGTCTAAATATCTTCTTCAGATTGCTATTGATGTACAAATTGCTTGGAGTGCAGGTACATTAGTAGGGGCTGGTCGAGGTTCTGGTGTAGGTTTCTGTCTATTAAATATTCTTGGTATCACACAGATTAATCCGTTAAGAGAAAAAACAAAGACGTATCCTTGGAGATTCTTGAATCCAGAACGTGCTTCTGTTTTGGATATTGATATTGATATATGTGGTTCAAAGCGTGAAGCAGTTATTCAGGCTATGAAAGATACATATGGAGAAGATAGAGTTAGCAAGGTTATGACACTATCAACTGAAAAGAGTAGAAGTGCTATTTTAACAGCAGCTCGTGGTTTGAAGATTGATAATGATATAGCTCAGTATATTAGTTCATTGATTGTAGCCGATAGAGGTCAATTAAGAACTTTATCACAAATGTATTATGGTGATGATGATAATCCACCTGTACAAGAATTTGTTACAGAAATGAATAAATATCCTGAATTATGGGAAGCTGCACAGAAGATAGAAGGACTTGTCAATGGTGTAAGTTCACATGCAGGTGGAATTATCTTAGTTGATAGACCATTTACAGATACAACAGCACTTATGAAAACAAATTCAGGTGATGTTATTACTCAGTTTGATTTACATATGTGTGAAGATTGTTCTCTTATTAAGGTCGATCTGCTTTGTATTGATGCTTTGGATAAAATGCAAGCAGAGTTGGAACTGCTTTTGGAGAATAATGTAATAGAGTGGCAAGGTTCATTGAAAGCTACTTATGAAAAATATATTGGCGTATATACTTTGGAACGTAATGCTAAAGATATGTGGGAAATGCTTTGGAATCACAAAGTAATGTCATTCTTTCAGATGGAGAAAGAGAGTGGTGTACAGGCGGTTGCATTAGCAAAACCTGCTTCTGTCGATGAATTAGCAACCATTAACTCAGTATTGCGACTTATGGCACAGGAAAAAGGTGCTGAAACACCATTACAGAAATATGCTCGTTTTAGAGAAAATATCCAGTATTGGTACGATGAAATGACTGAATATGGTCTGACACAAGAAGAACAAGATATTCTGAAAGATATTATTGGAGTATCATTTGGTATCTGTGAAGCCCAGGAGTATTTGGTACTTTTAACAATGCATCCGAAGATTGGTGGTTTCTCACTAGCTTGGGGTGATAGGTTAAGAAAAGCGGTTGCAAAGAAGAAACCAAAAGAGTTCTTGCAATTACAAGAAGAGTTCTTTGTTAATGCGAAAGAGAAGAATTTATCAAAGAATTTAACGAACTATGTGTGGAATGTGCTTATTTGTACCCAGCGAGGGTATGGATTCAATAAAAGTCATACACTAGCCTACTCGATTATAGGTCTTCAAGAGCTGAATTTGTGTTATAAATACAGCCCGATTTACTGGCAGACAGCGAATTTAATTGTAGATTCTGGTGCAGTAGATGAAAATGCAGGTGATTCTACCAATTATGGAAAGATGGCTATAGCAATAGCGGCTGTTCAAAAAGAGAATGTTAAAGTAGAACTTCCACTTATCAACTCAGCAGACTTTGGTTTTAAAGCAGATGTTGAGAACAATCGTATCATTTTTGGATTAAAGGGTATCAATGGTATAGGCGATGATATTGTACAAGCAATTATTCAGAACAGACCATTTAATTCTATGGAAGATTTCGCTCGTAAAATGCTTGATACAAAGCTTATTACCAAGTCAAAAATGATTCAATTAATTAAAGCTGGTTGCTTTACAGAATTGCACTCATCAGATAGAAAAGAAACAATGCGTTGGTATTTAAAAAACTATGCTTTTACTCCAAGTGACAAAATTACAATGCAACAGTTCGCAAAAATGACAGAATTGGGTATTATTCCTGAATCATTAGATTTAGCAAAACGTATGGTTAATTTCAAAAAATATGTTTTAGATGATGAAGGATTGTATGAAAAGCATATAGATGAAGGAAAGAAAGTACCAAAAAGAGGATATCATGATGGTTATTATATTCTCGACAACAATTCTCAGCCTTTCTTCAAGGAACATTTCACAGAAGACTCAGTAGTTAAAATAAAAGGAGAATATTATATCGTATCAGAAAAATTGTTTACTAAAGAGGTTGATAAATATATTCAGCCATTAAAGGATTGGTTTGACAATACTGATACATTGAATCTCTATAATGAAGCTTTATTTAAAACTGTTTGGAATCAATATGCTGATGGTACATTACCTTCTTGGTCTATGCAAGCATTAAGTTACTATGATGGTGAGCATGAATTGGAGAATATTAATGAAGAACTATATGGCATAGTTAATTTCTTCGATTTACCAGAAGAACCAGAACCTTACGATTATTACACTCGCTATATTGATGGTTCACCAAAGAAAATGCCTAAATTTAAGATTTCAAGAATAGCAGGAACAGTTATCAATGCTGATAATTTGCATTGTATGGTTACACTTCTTACAAAGTATGGTGCAGTACATGTGAAGTTTAATAAAGGTCACTATGCATTTTATAATAAACAAATTTCAGCAAAGCTTGATCCGAATAGTGATAAGAAGACTGTACTTGAAAGAAGCTGGTTAAGTAGAGGTTCAAAGATTGTTGTGGCAGGAATCAGAAGGGATGATAGTTTCAGACCAATGATTTATAAAGACACAATTTACCAGCACACGGTAAATAAAGTTCAAGAGATACATTTAGATGGTACATTGTTACTTCAATCTGAAAGAACAAAAGTTGATTAAAAGGAAAGTGAGGATTAATGACATCAGAAAATAGAATAAAAATTATATGTAGTGTAGAGACAATACGATTTTATAAAAATGAATTTGGAATTGCTGTTGTCTCAGTAGATAAGGTCAAAGAGGGCAAACCTAAGACCGATAAATTCAATCAAATCATAATCAAAGGTACAATGCCACAGTTGGTTGAAGGTAATCCGTATGTATTAGTGGCAGATTATGTAGAAGATCCTAAATGGGGAGGACAATACAATATCATATCAATCTATAGTGCCATTACCTTTAATGAGAATGACAAAGTTGGACAGAAGAAATTTTTGTCCACTTTGTTCACGCCACTTCAGATTGAAAATATGTATGATGCATTGGATGATCCATTTGATTCTTTGAAGAATAACAAAGCAGAAGATTTGGTAAAGGTCAGAGGTTGTGGACTAGACACGGCTGCACGATGGATTGAAAGATTTAATAGAAATATCCATTTAGCAAAAATCTTCTCAGAGTTGGAACAGTATAACCTTACAAACAATATGGTGAATAGACTAATGGAACGATATAATTCACCTGATTTAGTTGTTGAAAAGGTTAAAAATAATCCATATATCTTATGTAACGAAGTAAAAGGAATCGGTTGGAAAACGGCAGATAAAATAGCACTTGATAGTGGAATGGAAGAATTTTGTTCTCAACGTATTAGTGCTTTTATTTACAAATACCTTGAAGATTCTGGTCAGAATGGTTGTTCATGGATTACACCTGATGAGTTAATGGGGGCAATTATTGATGAACTTGGTGAAGATGTTCCTGATATGAATATTACAGAAGCAATTCATGATATGGGTGATGAGCTGTGGTGGAATGAAGATAAGACACAGATTGGTCTTAGAAAATTCTACAATATTGAAGATAAAATTGCCAAAGAATTAATCCGATTAAGAGATGCAAAATCAGAGATTACATATGGCGATTGGGAAGATACAATCAAGCATGTCGAGCATAAGAATGGTTGGCAGTTTACAGAAGAACAGCGAATGGGTGTAAAAGAAGCACTTGAAAACAATGTAGTTGTTATTCATGGTGAAGCTGGAACAGGTAAGAGTTCATCCGTGTCTGCTTTTCTTGAAGCGTTAAAAGATTATGTATATGTACAGTGTGCTTTATCTGGTCGTGCAAGTTCTCGAATGGCTGAAATCACAGGAGAAGAAGGATATACAATTCATAGATTGCTTAAATATCCTTGTACTGATGATGGGGGCAAGAATGGTTTTACATATCATGATGAAAATCCATTGGATGTTGACATTGTAATCGTAGATGAGATTTCAATGGTTGATGCCTATCTTTTCTATTATCTTTTAAGAGCAATCCCTTCAGGTGCAAAGCTTATCTGTCTTGGAGATATGGGACAGTTAGAGTCAATTGGGTGTGGCAACATTGCGTTTGATATGATCAATTCTCCTGAGATTCCTACGGTATATCTTAGTCAAGTACATAGACAAGCAGCAGCATCAGCCATTGTTACAGAAGCAAGGCGTATTCGTAAAGGAATACAGATTGTAGAAAAAGACTGGGTTGGCACAGAGACAAGAGGAGAATTGCAGGATTTATCATTAGATTGTTATTCAGATAAGAGTAATACTTTCTATAAAATAATGCAGAGATTTTCAGAAGCAATGAACACAGAGAACTTCAATGTTATGGAAACTCAGATACTTGTTCCCGTTAAAAAACAAGGTGATGCTTGCACTTATAACATCAATAATACGATTCAAGATTTATATAATCCAGAAGACGACAATAAAGAACAGATTGAGGTTGTATCACAGGGCAAAGTAACAATTCTTCGAGAAGGAGACAAAGTTATCAATACACAGAATACATACAAAACCAATCCACCTATCTTTAATGGTAATCTTGGTATTATTAAAAAGGTATTTCCAGAAGATAAAGCAGTGCTTATTTCATTTATGGGTATTGGAGAGGTATACGTAGAAGGTACACAAGTTAATAGTATTGAACTTGGTTATGCGATTACAGTCCACAAGTCTCAAGGTTCTCAGTTCGATCATGTTATTTTCGGCATTGATTTTTCATCATATTCCCTTTTAACAAGAGAATTATTATATACAGGAATTACAAGAGCAAAGAAAAAATGTGATTTGGTTGCTCAAACTGGTGCTTTGAGAATGGCTATCAGTAAAGAGGGCGTAAGTAAGAAACAGACTCACTTACAGCAGTGTTTGTATGATACAGCTCATCCAAAGTTAGTATTTTAAGAGAATAATGCAGTGGGAAGGAATTACATGGAATATAAAATAACAAAAATAACTCATTCAGGAACAAAGGGTGAAAGAGGTCAAGACAGAACCGATGGCAGATATCCGATGAGAATTGGAAGAACTGTAGAGCTAGATTTGGATAAAGTTAAACTTGGAAAACCAATGATTATAAATTATCTTAAAAATGCTGATGGTTCAGATTATAGCAATATGTGTTTGCGAACAAGTAGCGTTGTATCAATAATCAGTACAGCAAGTGCAGTATTCATTGAAACAATGAACAGTATTTTCATATTTAAGAAAATTGAGGTCTTGGAATGCCCATAAATAGGGCGTTTTAGAGACTCAAAAAGCCAAGGAAAGACGGATTTCGTAAGGAGGTTACAACAATGGCATATTGTCAGAGATGTGGTGAATATTGCCAAGACCATTATACATATTGTAAGAGATGTTATTTTGAACTTGGGCAACCATTTGGGAAAGCAATAGAAAGACCTCACAAATGTAGAAAATGTGGATGTACTATATATGGAAGATATAACTATTGTTTATCATGTGCTCAGAAAAAGGGTTTTATTAATAAATCAAATTATTAAAATAATAAAGCATTTGTTAAGGAGGTAAAATACATGAAATATAAAATTAGCGATGTATACATAAATGTAAATGGCGAAGATATTGCGATTGGTGTTGTCCTTGGAGAAGAGGATAAGCCACAGTCTCCATTTAGAACAGAATATGTTACAAATTCAGAGTATGAAAAGGGGTTAAAAGAATTTCGATACGGTAAACAACAAATTGGAGATCTTGTTTATCATTGTATAACACAGTTTAAAAACTTTACTGCTACATGCCCAATAAAACAGAAGTGGGTTGATGAATTAGAAAAAATGGGATACGACATATCAAAATTAAAATATGAAATTGCAGAGTAATCGACAGTTTCTTGTGAAAATTAAGGAGGTAAAAATGAACAGAATAACTATTAATGGTAAAACAATCACATGTTCAGGAACTAATGTTGTCATCAACAATGGAAAGGTTATTGTAGATGGCAATATAGTTCAGGAATGCAATAGTGGTGATATTAAAGTCACCATCGAAGGAAATGTAAACAAAATTGATTGTGGTGGTTCAGTAGAAGTTCACGGCAATTCAGGAAGTATTGATTGCGGTGGCAGTTGTAAAGTCGGTGGAGATGTCAAAGGAGATATAGACGCAGGTGGTTCTGTAACTTGTGGTAACGTATCAGGTGACATAGATGCTGGTGGAAGTGTGAGATGTAGAAGATAAGGAGAATAATTTATGTATAACAAATTAACAGACAAACAGTATAACATTGCCATTGGTATTATTTTACTTTGGGGATTTTTAGTGAATACAATAATGTGTGTATTTTTTCAGGACACATTTTGCAACTTAAATCCAACAATGGTATTAATTGGCTACTTTGTAGTTGCATTAGCAGGTATTGGTATGAGTGAGTTTTCAGACAACCCAATTGTGAGTTTTATAGGATATAACTTAGTTATATTGCCAGTTGGTGTAGTTTTAAGTATTTGCTTAAAAGATTATTATATGTCTTCTATTGTACAAGCTTTTATTTTGACTACTCTGATTACCATTGTGCTTATTATTGTATCAAGTATTAAACCAGAAATATTTCTATCAATGGGAAAAACACTATTTATTTGTTTATCAGCAGTTATAGTAATTGAATTTATTATGATTTTATTTGGTAATGTACCTAAATGGTGGGATTGGGTTGTCGCATTGCTATTCTGTGGATATATTGGATATGATTGGGCAGAAGCACAAAATAATGCAAAAACTTTAGATAATGCTATAGATAGTGCAGTTGCTTTATATCTTGATATCATCAATTTGTTTTTAAGACTGTTGGGAAGCAGTAAAGATGATAATTAAAAGTAGCAAGAATCCATTATTCATTGCTACGATTTCTATACAATTTTTGATGCATTTCTTAGAGCAATTCGCTCATTGTTTCACAAGTAAAAAGAGAATAAATAATCAGGAGGTATATTACTTGCAGATAAGAATAATATCATTCAGTGATAATTATGAAGGGTATAAACTTAAAGGATATGCTGACATAGATAATATAAGTGAATTAATAAAAACACTTAATTATATGAAAGAAAATGACA